GTACTTCAGTGAATAGGCAACGATATCCTTGTGTGGAGCAAGGAATTCGAAGACTTCATCACACCTGTCTTGTGCGATAAGTTGCTCAATGTGAAGTTGAATTGGAATCGAGACGCCAAACTTCATGGCAAAAAGGGTCCTCGTCTCGAGTGTAGGTTGAAAGTCACGAATTTCAACATTCCTGACGGCCTGGGTGTCGTGAAAGCCATCAGGGGTCCAAATGGGGTCGGCGCCGCCCGCAATGTCCAGGGCGCGCCGGGCAATGATACCAACGATGGGGCACTGTGGCGTCTCGTAAATCGCGGATAACGCCTTGGCCTTGAGCAGACCCATCATGATCTTCTTGCCCGCATACAGGAAACTTTGTGTCCAGCCGAAGTTCGTCATAAACCTAACTGGGTCTCTGACGATTTGACCGCTCTCCGAGAAAATCATTCCACAGAAAGAGGCGTGGCATGGATCGGCAACTTCTTCAACTTTGATAGTAAATCCAAGTTGTTCGTAGTCAGACGTGTTGATCTCAACGTTTGAAGCGAAGAGACCATCGTCCCCCTCTACGTACCCGCGAACCCACCCACCTTTTATGTTGGCGATGAATTTGACGAGCATCAAGTTGGCGAACCCATTTCCCAGGGAGGTCCAAAGATCACCGGACATTCGTCTCCCCTCGACCACTTCGATGACACCGGCTCTGGTGTGGAGCCAATTAGAACCTGAGTTCACACTACAGACTTCGCCAGCGCCTTTCCATCTCTGAAGGCAATGGCGAAATAGAGCATTCTCACAGATATGTTGAAACAGTGGAATGAAGTGTGACTCGTACGCCGTGAAATCTGTCGCGAAATACTTCGCGCCGGCTTGTTTGAGCGCCAGGATCTTCGCTGGGCGCTCCGGGACAGGGGTGTGTTTGATGAACTCTGGAAAGGAAGAGTATACGATGTCTTCGACGGCAGAAATCCAGGGCCCAGCCCAAGCCTTGAATGTGTCTGGGCGCGAATTGATCATGCGCCCATGCTTAAATTCACCATAACTTTCAGATTTCATGAAAGTGTCAATATGTCCCCTATTGGCAGGTTTCCCGCCCCTAAGTGAATTGTAAGCGTCAATGAGCTGCTGCTTTCTCTGATCATTGTAGCTTTGTCGCGACGCTATCCATTCCCAGAAGTCAACACGACTGGGATCCACAATGGGTAACTTCGCGACCTCAGCCGCAACAAAATCAGCGAAACGGCTCAAAAGTCCAACGTCTCCTACGGGAATGGTCCGCATGAGACGGGCGTGCATTGCGTCCAGAATGGTCTCTGGGTCGTTTGTATCAACGCAAAGGGGGGCATAAGTGCGAAAAGACCCCCATGGCAATCGACGGAACATCCTCCTACGTTTCTTCGCGACTACAGGCAAGGCGCCTTGACCCATGTTCGGGAGGGGCATCTCAGTGATTCGGACCCCCTCAGCGAACACCTTCCTGGTGGTGTGGTAAGGATCTAGGTCAGAGCGATCACCCGGTTGAAGCGACCGGGCAATTTCTGACTCATGGTAAAATCCTCGCGCGCGGTTGTGATAAGCCAACAAGCCAGATTGACGGAACCATCCAGTAGCGCGGAGTGAAAGACATCGTGTACTGGTATCCCACCCAAACGTTTGGCAATGAGATAAGCTTGTGAGCGTAACGTGGCATCGTTGCAGGAGCTCGCCTTCAACTCGGCATATATGCAGGCGATCATGTGTGGAGCCCAATAAAAGTAAACTTTCTTTGGTGCAACGGGATGTAACAAAAGGTGAATAGCAACAAGAGAAAAGAAGAAAAGAAGAGCAAGTGTGATTTTGTAAGAATAGAGAACGGTGAAAATGATGGGAATTAAGAATAGCAGGAAGTGGGAGAGTGGCCAGGAAACCGGTTTAAGTAGGATTCGAGCACGATTGACACATAGTGGTTGGTCAATGGCCTGAACCCCCCGGTGAATAGCTAGCCGCCTATCTCCGGTACGCATGATCGTCGTACCTTGGTGAAGCGCCGTGATCTCGGCATCAACGCCATACTTGTAACTGACAAAGTCAGCGAACTCGTCAGTTGTCAGGTGACGGCCATCGAGAGGATTGTCGTTAACCTGATCCACTGCAAATGGACACTTCTTGCTGGGTGGTTCTTGTTGCTGATACTGCCCTTTGGGTTTGCTGTAGTCCTTTTGGGGAGCTGAAGCCTGCTCGACCAGCTTCACTGGGAGTTTGGCATGAGGCTTCTTTGATCGGAGTTTTGAAGATTTTGAGGATTTGGAAGAAGAGGTTGAGCTGCATGCTTCAGCTTCCCCATCACCATCGCTGGCGGAATGACTTCCAGCGTTCGGACCATCGCTATCCGAATCCTTAAGGAACACAGAA